ACCTATTGCACCTGTTGTTCCAGTTGAACCTGTAGGACCTATTACTCCAGTTGAACCTGTTGCTCCTGTTGGACCTATTGCACCTGTTGTTCCAGTTGAACCTGTAGGACCTATTACTCCAGTTGAACCAGTTGCTCCTGTTGGACCTATTGAACCGGTTGTTCCGGTTGAACCTGTAGGGCCTATTGAACCTGTTGTTCCAGTTGGACCTATTGAACCTGTTGTTCCAGTTGAACCTGTAGGGCCTATTACTCCAGTTGAACCAGTTGCTCCTGTTGGACCTATTGCACCTGTTCTTCCGGTTGAACCTGTAGGGCCTATTAATCCAGTTGAACCAGTTGCTCCTGTTAGACCTATTGAACCTGTTGAACCTGTAGGACCTATTACTCCAGTTGCTCCTGTTGCTCCTGTTGGACCTATTGAACCTGTTGTTCCAGTAGGACCTATTGAACCTGTTGCTCCTGTAGGGCCGATTGAACCTGTTAAGCCAGTTGACCCTGTAGGACCTATTGAACCTGTTGATCCAGTTGATCCTGTAGGACCAGTAGTTCCTGTAGGTCCAGTCGTTCCTGTTTGTCCAGTTGAACCTGTTGTTCCTGTAGGTCCAGTTATGCCTGTAGGTCCAGTAGTTCCTGTAGGTCCAGTAGTTCCTGTTGGTCCAGTAGTTCCTGTAGGTCCAGTTGTTCCCGTAGGTCCAGTCGTTCCTGTTTGTCCAGTTGAACCTGTTGTTCCTGTTGGTCCAGTTGTTCCCGTAGGTCCAGTAGTTCCTGTAGGACCAGTAGTTCCTGTTGGTCCAGTCGGTCCTATTACACCTGTAGGACCAGTAGTTCCTGTTGGTCCAGTAATTCCTGTTGGTCCAGTAGTTCCTGTAGGTCCAGTAGTTCCTGTAGGTCCAGTTGTTCCTGTTGGTCCGGTTGGACCGGTTATTCCGGTTGGTCCTATAGAACCTGTTGGTCCGGTGCAACCGGTTGAACCTGTTGGTCCGGTTGGACCGGTTATTCCGGTTGGTCCTATAGAACCTGTTGGTCCGGTAGTTCCGGTAGTTCCAGTAGGTCCTGTTGGACCGGTTATTCCGGTTGGTCCTATAGAACCGGTTGGTCCTGTTGTCCCTGTTATTCCAGTAGGTCCAGTTGCTCCAGTAGGTCCAGTAGGTCCTATTATTCCAGTAGGTCCTGTTGTCCCTGTTATTCCAGTAGGTCCAGTAAGTCCAGTAGGTCCGGTAGGTCCAGTTGGTCCAGTTGGTCCAGTTTTTCCAGTAGGTCCAGTAGGTCCAGTAGGTCCAGTAGGTCCAGTTGGTCCAGTAGGTCCAGTTGGTCCGGTAAGTCCAGTAGGTCCAGTAGGTCCAGTAGGTCCAGTTGGTCCTGTAGGTCCGGTTGGTCCAGTTGTTCCAGTAAGTCCAGTAGGTCCTGTAGGTCCAGTTGGTCCGGTGTGTCCTAAAGGAGAAGTATATCCTTTTATTTGATTTATGGTATATGATTGGGATAAATTAAAGCTGGTTCTACTGTAAAATTGCTGTGGTCCTAAATAACTACTATTATATACAGTTGTTCCTAATAAGTTTCCATTTTGAAATAGACTAATATTTACACCATCAAATAACATTCCTATTAAGTCCCCATCATTATATGAATATGATTGTCCGACATAATTAGTAAAATTAGGAGATAAATCAAAAGAAGGAGAACCTAAATAATTGTTTAATACTATATTATAATCGGTCATTCCAACAGTAAGACCATAATTATATGTATTTAAAACTGGTATAGTAAATTGAAGAAATACAGATGAATTAACAATATTAAAATATTCAAACGTATAAAGCGTATACCCATTTTCAATCGTGCTGAAAGAAGTAGATGAATTTATAGTAAATGTCGGATTACCAAATTCATCATAAGGAACATTAAATGAAACAAAAGAATCTCCGAATGGTCCAGTTGGTCCTACATACCCCATTGGTCCTATTGGTCCTACATCACCGATTGGTCCGACTGGGCCGGTTGGTCCGGTTGGTCCTGTATAACCTAATGGAGATGTATAACCTTTTATTTGATTTATTATATATGATTGACTTAATTGTCCATTTGTATTACAGTAAAATTGTTCTGGTCCTAAATAACTACCATTATATACAGTTGTAAATAATACATTTCCATTTTGAAATAAACTAATATTTACACCATCAAATAACAATCCTATTAAGTCTCCATCGTTATATGAATATGATTGTCCTGCATTATTTGTAAAATTAGGAGATAGATAAAAGACATTTCCAACAAGATTTAAGTTATAATCCGTTGTTCCAATATAAATCCCATAGTCTCCATTATTTAAAACCGGTATAGTAAATTGAAAGTAGGCGGTTGTATTAATAATATCAAAATATTCAAATGAAGTAACAGTATATCCATTTTCAACCGTGCTTAAAGATGTAGATGAATTTATATTAAATGTCTGTTGTCCGATACCATCAAGAGGAACATTAAATGAAATAAAAGAAGCTCCAAATGGTCCTGTAGGTCCTGTATATCCTGTAGGTCCAGTTGGTCCAGTTCTACCAGTTGGTCCAGTTCTACCAGTTGGTCCAGTTTTTCCAGTTGAACCAGTAGGGCCAGTAGGACCAGTAGGACCAGTAGGTCCAGTAGAACCAGTTGCTCCAGTTGCTCCAGTAGAACCAGTAGGTCCTGTTTTTCCTGTAGTTCCGGTAGGTCCTGTTTTTCCTGTCTGTCCAGTAGGTCCTGTTGGTCCAGTAGATCCGGTTAGTCCAGTAGGTCCTGTTGGTCCAGTAGATCCTGTTGGTCCAGTAGGTCCGGTTGGTCCAGTAGGTCCGGTTAGTCCAGTAGGTCCTGTAGGGCCTGTTTGTCCTGTTAGACCGGTTTGTCCTGTTGGACCAGTAGGTCCTGTTCCACCAGTAGGACCAGTAGGTCCTGTGTGTCCAACATATAAAACAGGTCCTACTGGACCGGTTGATCCAATTGGTCCTTGTGGTCCAAGCGGTCCCTGAGGGCCAACTGGACCAGGTGGTCCAGGACACAAGGAACTAAATATTGCTTGACTTTTCATGCGCGCTGTTGCTGCAGATGATGAATTCATATATATAATATAAATATATATATGATTTTATATAATGAATTGTCATAAAGGTGTAAATCTATTTACTTGAAATATAGATGAATTCAAACTATGTGTGAATTATCAAGTAAAGGGCTAAATATCAATCATTCTTTATAGCATCTTTTATATAGTGTCGATTCATATATTTCTGTATTGTAAATCGGGTTAATGTATCCAAATCGACATCCGGTCCCAAAAGCTCACTTAATGCCTCGTCTGGGACTACGAGCGTTTTTTTCTCAGGATGAGACAGATTTTTCTCCTGAATATAATGGATAATATATTTCGTTACCTCCGTTCTCGATACTTCCGAACCTTCCGGTATATCCAAAAAACGACATAATTCAGGCGAAGCTCCTATAGGCAATACAAATCCAGAAGGTTTTCTCGGTTTTCTTTCGTGTAATTTTTTCGAATGTTCAATAAAAGAAACAGCGAATTTCTTGAATTGTTGAAATTGTTTTTCCGTTTGTTGAAATGCCAATTTATTCGCCTTTATTGATTCCTCCATAGATTGTAATGCCATTTCCATCTTTTTGACATTTATAGGGGTCCTGTCTGTCATAAATATAGATTGATATCTATATTTATATTGTTTTTTATATTATTTACTTCTTAGGAGCAGGAGTGCGCTTCTTGACAGTCGTAAATCCCTCATCATCAGGAGCAGGAGTAGAAGAAGTCGGACGAGGACGACGAGTTCCAGTTGGCTGAGGTCTGCGAACAACGCGAGAAACAGATGCTTGTCTAGTTATAGGAACTTCCTCATGACCCTCTGCCGCCTGAGCAGCCTCACGAGACTGTCTGCGACGTTCGCAAAGAGTAGCACCACCCTGAATACCAGTGACCTTAGTCGCCTGAAACTCATGAGCACCCTCTGGTGTAGGAGTCAAATCAAACTCGACATACTCTCCCTGAACCAAATACTTGTATTGCTCGAGAGCAACATTAATATTAGTATAATGGACGAAAATATCCTGAGGCGAACCAGTATTCTCACCCATAGTAATAAATCCATAGCCTGCCTTATTGTTAAACCACTTAACATTTCCAATCTTTCTCTCAGTAGTAGTAGTGTCGCTGCTCATAGTATATACTATATCCAATTATAGTGTCTGCTTTTTATATCAGTTATAAAATATATATTGTAAATATATATGGCATTCACAATATCAAAGAATTGGAAAAGAAGTGTAGGAATTTTATTGATTATTTTATTGGCTTCTATTATTTTTGCTATTTTATATCCATTCTATTCTATTAACGAAGGATTGGCAAGTTCTCTAACTGGTTCCGATATTACTAATCTACAAAAAGTTCTACAAAAATATTCGGATACAGCAAATGATAATTGTCAAAAAACGAATAATGCTATTCTTTCTCTAGCAAGTTCTGACCCGCAAACTATGCAAATAAATTCGGCAATCAAAAACAATACAAGTAATACAGCATGCACTATTGTAGATCAAATATCAAATATTGCAACTGATTCAGGGGTTGTTGGAGCTATTAATACTTGTTATGGAAACAACTATGCCGCCGTATTAAATTTATTGAATTCGATTAATTCTAGTCCTCTCAAACAAGCATTAGCAGACGACCCTAATTTCGCTCAAATTGTAAAAACCCAAACCACGAATCCTTCCGTTTCTGGTCAAAATTCCACCTACAATATGATTAATGGTTATGTTATGGGAGCGATTTCTACATCAGGTTGAAAAACCATCTTCATAGGTTCATATTTAGGCACCTCGTCGTATGACATGGCATAAACATATTCCATGTAATGCACAATCCCTTCACCTATCTTATCTTTCTCTTGAAGACAAGAAACAAAACATTTCTTTTGTTCTCTCAACCAAACATTCAAAGGATAATTTAAATCTATTGGAGAACATTCTGACTTTTCTATCTGCCGTATTAGAATAAATTCTCCCAACATCCATAAATAGACATATCCTAAAGAAATAAGATCATCTCTCCTACTATATCTATTTCCTTCATGAATTCGCAAACTCACAAATAATGGACTCCCTATAATCGTTTTTGACAGTTCATTCGGGATATGTTTCCCATCTTCTCCTACATAAAATGTTGCTAAACCAAAATCAATAAGATATATTTCTCCGTTTTTTATCATAAAATTCTGTGGTTTTATATCACGATGAATGACAAAATGTTTATGAATGTTCTCAATAATCTCTATCATTTTCCACATAATTTTTGACATCTTGTCCAAAGTCGGATGGCCATTCACGCGGTAGTCATAAAGAGAACATTCGTATAATGTCATCACGACACATGGAGTGTCATGTGATTGACCAAACCAATATATACTTGGTATATGACGAACGCCGGAGATATATAAATGATTAATCATTTTGACTTCGTGTTTTAGAGAGGCCTGACTCAAATCCATTTTTATAGCGACTTGTTCTCCTGTTTTTTCATATAAGCCTTTATAAATGGCGCCGAAGGCGCCCCGGCGTATTTCTGTGCCTAGCTTATATCGACCACCAATTAACATTTTTCTATTTATCTAATATCTATTATCTTTATGACATTTCTACATAATAGGTTCTCATAGTTATTTGAGAACCTTTCTAATTGTATTATAAAATATTATTATATCATATATTCATTCATGGCAAAAACAATGAAAAAACACAGATGGTCGATAAAATATAAAAGAAGTATTAATTGTAATATGCCTCGTGGATTTTCACAAAGACAATATTGTAAATATGGTAGAAAGAAAACAAGAAAAAGTTCTCCAAAATCTATTTTATAAAAGTCCTCCAAAAGAAAATCAAAAAGGAAAATTCTTTTAATTATTCCTTTTTATCATTCTTTTTAGAAAATATATTGAGAACATTTCAGGAAAAGTTCTCAAAAAACCATTTTATAAAAGTCCTCCAAAAGAAAATCAAAAAAGAAAATTCCTTTAATTATTCCTTTTTGAAAAATAAATTGAGAACATTTCAGAAAAAGTTCTCAAAAACCATTTTATAAAAGTCATCCAAAAGAAAATCAAAAAAGAATAATATCCAATGAAATTATAAGAGAAAGAATAACATGGACCATGTGTATTGGTTTAGTGGAACAATTATTTTTATTCATTTGGCCTATTTAGCTATTTTCTTCGGTGTAGTTTTGATAGATGAAACCTATTTGCGTAATCTAAGCACTCTGGTTCAATTAGGGGTTTGTCTATTTTTGATATACCGATTTTTCCCTCTAAAAGAAGTTAATGTTCTCACGCGTTTAGATAGAAGCATTATCTTTTACTGTGCTACATTTTTATTATTAAATGTCGTATTAGTAGAAATACATAACTCTTTTGCACCATCATCTTTATTGCTTATTATGAGTAATTGTCAATAACATTATAATAGAACCAAATAAAATTGATAGACATTTTTTAATATATATCAATGACATACTTTTAGAATGCTTCCTTTATTACAACTATTCCTACCTATTGCACAAATGACCAATCTGGAAAGAATGGTGGCTACCCGAGCGATTGGCAATTCGATCATTTCTCATTTATCCTCCGAAATTTCCATAGAGAAAACTATTTTCGAAGTAACCAATTTCCATTCGCGAAATGTCTGGGTCATTTCCGCAGTTGCCATTGTTCTTTATGGTCAATATAAATTCAGCGAAGGGAAACGTATAGGAATGGCGCCTCCGGCGCCCGTTGAAAAGCTTCATACAATAGACCTTTATGACAAATACAGTGTGGCTGTTCGAGAAATTTTAGTTATATTGTTTCTCGTTTTCTCTAGAGATGTTCAAAATGCTATATAATGATGTCATAAAGAAAAAATAAATAAAGGGGTTCAATATGATTATAATAGAAAGAGAAAACATAAATGGATTTGAATCAAATATATCAAGAAGCAAAAGAAGACCCGACATTATTATCAACGATAGATGTGGATGCTCTTTTAGACAAAATAGAGGATAATCATTTTTTAGAGAACAAAACATTAGGAGATGTTTCAAAAGAAATTATGGAGGCTCTTGAATCAGTTGGTATGACAAATATTGAGAACATATGTATGCGTTTGTCTGGGTATAGGTTTGTAGATAGAGTATGTGATTTACGTAATGGCAGGCTTGTTAGATGGGTCAAAAAGAATAATAATGTATTAACTAACGGAGGATTATTAGTCGATGTAAAAATAGAGAACAAGGGGGTCAAATTATTATGTAAAAATAATATGAACCGTTTTTTTAGTGTTTATTTTGATGATTGCTTAGTATTTCAAAAGCTGACAATGGAAGAACAGATTGTTTTGATGGCTTCTTCTCAAGAAGCCAATAAATAAATAATTATATCCAGTTATTATATAATGCAAAGTGAAGAACCTACGAATGAAGTTTCAGAACAGGTGGTAAATGAAATACCAGTAAAAAAAGGTGGAAGACGTTCTCGCAAAATCAATCTTTGGGCCAAATCCGCAGGTGAATACTATCGTGCTCACAAGAATGATCCTAAGATTAAGGAGTTTAGTGATGTCTTAAAGTCACCTGATTTTAAGGCTTACTATCAATCCAAATATGGCAAGGGTAAGAAAAATGTCGCTAAGGCACCCATGACAAAAAAACGATTTGGTAAGAAATTCAATAAAAAACCTATGTATGAAGAACAACCAGAGGAAAAAGAAGAAGTCGAAGAAATGAAGGAACCAGAATATGAAGAACCAAAGAAGGAAAAAAAGAATGCTCGTAAAACGATGAAGTCTCATAAAGAGGAAAGTGGATGGAGATGGGGCGGAAAAATGAATAAATAAGCCGATTATACACGTTTTGATTTTCGTGTAAATCGGCCTAATCCAAACGATATTTTTTTTGTTTTCGGCTTTTTAGTCGATAATAAAAAGTATTCTTTCAAATGATACATTATTTTTTGTGATACGAGAATTGCATCTCTTTGACTACTTTTATTTGGTTCATTTTTTGCAAAAAATGAGCGTAATTCTTGTTCAAATCCCACAGGCAAAGGTGTAACTGTCCATTTAGATAAAAACCTATCTATTATTTCTTTTGATGATAATCCATGTTCATACGTTTTAGGTTTAATATAATAGACTCGGTCGTGGTCCATCTTTGGATGATAGGTATTATCTATAAAACATAATTCAGAATTTTTAGGTATCAAAGTGCATCTAATCAAATCACTATAACTTTTACTATGACTAGTTCTCAATGGTTCCACTATTTGATTGTTTATTTTGAAGGCCTTCACTGCTTTGTCAAAAAGATTTACTGTATTTAATCGTTCATCAAAATAAGTCAAAATATAATCTACCCATGGAGGACTACATTGATTATTTGTATATAAAAAAATGTGAGAACATTCCCCTGTCTTTTTCTTATAAAGTAGGTATTCCAAAATAGGAAAAATTCCCGGTCGCAGAAATTCAGGATATAAATCCAATAGTTCTCGAAAAACCATTTGGACATTTGTAGTAGGATTAAGTGCTAACCATATAAGATATAATTCTCCGAATGCTCCTAGAGTTTCATCTAAATCAAATGTAATTACTTTTTGACCACGCATAGGAGCATATTTCGTTTTTGTAAAAGACTTGCCCTTATGTATTTTTGTAAGCATTTTTGATATAAGTTGTTATTATATACTATTCTATAATAACAAACGGAAATATATTTATTTACCAGTAGAGCCAAACCCACCTTCACCTCGTATAGTTGTTGTCAAATCGGTCTCTTCAACTAATTCCACATAAATAGGACAAAGTGATGGATGACATATTTGTAATAAACGAGTATCCTTCTCTACTACAAAAGCATCATTATCCGTATTTCGGAATGCACCGATTAAAGGACCTCGATACCCAGCATCAATAATTCCTGTATGATTAGCTAACATAAGCGGTGTCTTAGAAATACTCGACCTAGGGAACATAAAGTAACCACAACTGTCTTCACCCCTAAAAAGCATCTCTGCCTTTACATCCATAGAAACCATCTGTGTCTTCATCTGACCAGCAATGACAGCTTGCTCTGGAACAAAAAGGTCAAATCCAGAATTAGGAAAAACATCTTTGAATAATGCCTCATTGTGTTTGCGAATATGTTCCTTATATAAATCCTTCGTTTGAGGTGTCTTAGGAGCCAACTTAAGAACAGCAAATTGACTGAAATTGTCACGAAGAGTCTGAAGATTCATTGATATTATTACTTTATGAGTAATCTCTAAGTATTTTCGAGAACAATTACAAAGTAATATTAAAATGTTCTTTTCTCTTAGTTTCATCGAGTTTTTGTTGGATTTCGGCGCGTTTTGCTCTCCATTGTGTCCAAGAAATAGGTTTTTCTTCTTTATATGTTTGTGCTGGGATTTCTTGAACTGCATCTTGCGCTTCATCTAATTTTTTGCATTTTTTAAGAGCAGAATCAACATATAATTCCTTTAAGATCTTACCTACAAGAACTGATGCCTCATGTTGATCCACACGTTCATCTTCAATCAGTTTTAAAATGGTTAATAAACGGGACATAATTTCTAAATCTAGTTCGTCATCCAACATTTTTTTGAAAAGATCCTGATAGTTTTCAAATAAAAAAGGGGCCCCTCCTTGAAAAACAAGAGGATCCGTACATCCAGATTTTTTGAGCCTTTCCATAATACGTAAATCATTCAATATTTTTTGACTGTGTTTTACTTGTCGTATATACTCTGTATTGTCTTGGGCTTCAGATTCTCTTAATAGTTTTTTTAAATCCAACTTTTCTTTTGTGCTAAGTTTAGACATATGTATACAATACTAGTTTATTCTTTATAAGGCATTTTATACGTATATATCAAATGGACAAGTTTATGATAGACCCCAAAGAAGATATTATTAAGAATGATATGATTGATACTGAAAATATAAATGAAAATCGAGAACCTTCTATCGATATGTCTCCTACTGAAATCCCAAATGAAATAATGTTAAATGAAGTTCCGATTCAAATGCCTTCGTGGAGTTCTTGGTTCTTTTGGATATTTGTTCTCATTGGTTTTATTATTTTTTATTTTTCAGCAAAATATGAAAGCAATTATATAAAGTCAAATTCAAGTAGTTTCAAACTCAGATTAGATGAAATAAAAGAAGATGTCAAAGATTTTTTGAGAACATGGATTGAATGGATAAAATCATTCAATGATAACCTTTATGACAAATCCAGCCAGTTCTTTTTCAGACAACATGTAGTTAAAGATACATTTTTATCGAAACCATAGATAAAGCCCGTATATATGGTCCTACAAATAATATGGTAATTATACATATGGGAGGAATTCTAGTATTTTCGCTGATAACTGGTATTGTTATTTATACTGCTTGGTATCTGTTTCCTTATATCGATGCCAAAGTAAAATTATATCTTCTTAGAAATCCTTCTACAAATATTGTGGATTTAGATAAAACAAAAGAGAACCAGGAGATTATTTCAGAAAAACAAAGAGAACAAGTCGATGAAAAACTAAATTCGCCCTTCAAAGTTCTCGAAATCGTTCGTAAATTTATTATTTATTATGGCCAAAAAATATTTTCATTTTTCGAATGATAAGAACGAGAACATTATCTTAAGAATATGTATATCAAATGAAGAAGGATATTTTAACCATTTCGGTTTTATTTGTAGTTATTATTTTCATTTCTTTATGGTTCTCTTCGACTCCCTCCTACGTTCCATATTCGGCGAGTATTTTTAGCAATCATGCCAGATTCGAAGGATTTTCTACACGCCCAGGTGTAGAATATTCTAAGGCGTCTGATAACTCTGCTATCGATGGTCCTGTTTCTGACTATCTATTGGCTTCTCCTAATGGAGCCAAAGCTGTAGGCGGTTTTGGAGGTATTGGTGTTTTCAATTCGCCTGAGGTTGCTTCGAAGGAAAAACTAGATATCTATTCGGAAGCCAAAGGTGATATTACCGCCGATGGATATGGTTATTACAACTCTAGAGGGCCTCTTGTTCTCACAAGTGAAATGAAAACACAACTACAGACCCGTGGAGGAAACACAACTGGTTGCTCGAGCACTGTAGGAGGAAGTCCTGCTTAAGAGGAATCATTTTCAATCGGGGTTTTTATAGGTTCTCGCTGTTTGTCACAAAGAAGTATATTACCTTTATTATTTAAAAATGTTGAAAAGCATTTTGAACAATAAAAAATTTGAATGGATGTATCAGGGTCAATATCGATATAATCTTCAACAATAATGTGAGAACATTTAGTATCAGTCATCTCTTATATATTTTATGTAAAATTCTTATATACTTACATAAAATAAATTATCAAAAAAGAGTCATTATTATTCTGTATGACTATTTTTTATGGATTTTTATTGCGAATGTTTGGGAATAGATTTATAGATACATAGATAACAAACTCTGAGACTGTTTTTCTTCATTCTTAATAAGAGCATCGACCTCTTTATTTGTCACTGTAATAGGGAACTTAACATCCATCTTAATATCCTTCGAGAACAAATTCTCATCTGGTTTCATCAGTCTGAAGAGATTGAGTTTTGTATGAATAATTTCCAAACAACGCTTCATGTTTCTGACACCGGCTTCTTCTTGTGTAAGATGTTTGGCTCCCACAATATACCGGATCGTCTCATCTGGAATAATGATTTCATCTGCTGTGAAATTCACCTGTTCTCTTATTTTCGGCAACATATATTGACGAGCAATAACGATTTTTTCTTTTGATTCATATCCTTGTGTCATAATACGATACATTCTGTCGCGCAAGATGGGATTGACCTTGTGTTCATCATTATAGGAAAAGATAAAGAGACATTTAGATAAATCAAAGTCCATTTCGGAGAAATACTTGTCGTGGAATTGCGAATTCTGGGATGTATCTGTCAAATGTGTGAGAATACCAGCAATTTCCTCACCCTTAGGAGTATCACTCAATTTATCCAATTCGTCAAAGTAAAACACTGGATTCATAGATTGGCAATCCATCAAACTCTGAACAATCTTTCCCCAAACACTTCCTTCATATGTATAAGAGTGACCTTCTAAATAACTGGCATCGCTTGCTCCACCAAGAGGAATAAATACAAATTCGCGACCCAGAATTTTACTAATACCGTCTTTGACTAAAGTCGTCTTACCGGTTCCAGGTGGCCCCTTGATAGCAATCGCTGTTCCCATAGCATCCGGATTAGATATCCATTGACCAACCATCTGTAAGATTTGTAATTTGGCATCATCCAGACCATAAACGCATTTGTCTAAAATGGATTTTGCGTTTGCCATAAACTCATGACATTTATCAATACCATCCGCCATAGAAACAGAAAGAGACTTATATTTGCAAAAAGGAATACGCATGAAATTATCAACCCAATTCTTGATTTTGAAATATTCTGGGTCACATGAGTCCATTGAACGCAACATATTAATTTTCTGCATTGCATTTGCCTTCAACTTAGGAGGAATAGATGATTCTAAGACAGCCAATCTATAAGGCTTATCGATAGTCATAAACTGATTCACCTGTTTCAGCTCGCTCATAATCTTGCGTTGCTCAGCATTCGACATTTTTGTCTTAAAGAATTCGAATTCTCCTGGTTTTGTTGATTCATTATGAATGAGTTTGCGATATTCTTTTGTATTATTCTTTCTTGCGTCCTTGACTAATTTACGAATATCGGTAGAACATTCTGCAACAGCACGCTTCAAAATCTTACTTTTAGGGTTCTTTTCCAATTGCTTAGAAAGTTCCTTCTTTAATTCAAGAAGACTAATATATTCCGATTCGACATTCTTTTCAAGGGGGTCTTCTATCTCCTTGGCCTTTTTCTTGTCCTTCTTTTTGTTATTTTTCTTTCCGTCTGCTTCTTCAGGTTCCTTATCGACACTGCTATCTGATGGCTGTTCAATCTTTTCGTAGTTTTCCTTCATAAAAGTTTCTTCGTCATCAGTATCGCATTCCTCATCGTCGTCCTCATCATCGTCGTCATCGTCATCATCTCCATATCCAAAATACTCATTGTATTCTTCTTCCTCAGCAGATGTAGGACCACCGCCAACCGATAGAATGATATTGATCTTCTGATTTTTCTTCTTTTTATCTTTTTCTTTTTCGCTATCTTCGCTGTCATCATCATCATCGTCTTCATCATCCTCGTCATCATCATCATCGTCTTCATCATCGTCGTCATCTTCTTCGGTATCGCTATCTTCACTGTCTTCCGTGTCATCATCATATTCGGTATCATCATCTTCACTCTCATAATCACTGTCATCTTCTTCATCTGAACTACTTTCTTCTTTGACGACCTTCTTCTTCTTAGAAGCAGTTTTTTTACTTTTTGATACAGGAATATCTTCTTCATCATCTTCTCCGGTTGCTTCTCTTGCTTTCTTTCTGGAAAAAGACGAAGGAAATAATTCAGCTAACATCGATTTGAATTCCTTCTCATCAAATTTTTCTTTGTCTTTTTTACTCTCTTTTTTTGTTGCCTCTTTTTTGTTCTCCTTCTTGGTTGTCTTCTTAGATTTCTTAGGGGGAACATATTCAGAGGATGATGATGTTTCATCTGATTCAGTTTCATACTCTGAATCAGACTCTGAATCTGGGTCTCTTTTTCCTCTTCTTTTAGTTTCTCCTTTCTTAGCACCCTTTGATGCGGTCTTGGTAGTAGTGGTAGTGTTCTTAGGAGGCATTGTATAAGGGGTAGTGTATATGTCATAAAGAAGTTATATTCAAATCAATTTTATGAGATTAATATTTTGAACAGGGGGGTGGTAAAATATAAACTTCATAAAATTGATGGAAAGGGATATAAATAATCTATTAGTATATATTATAGCGTTTTAGATGTCCACAAAACTTGCTCCATCCCGTATTATTGGTATTCAGTTCGGTATGCTATCTCCGGAAGAGATCGAACGAAATGCCGTAGTAGAAGTCAAAACTCGCGATACGTATGTCAATAATAAGCCTTTACCAGAAGGCCTATTTGACCCTCGTATGGGAGTTTTAGAACCTGGGCTCATATGTCCTACAGATGGACTAACCTATATTGACAACCCAGGATATTTCGGATGTATCAAATTGGCAAAACCTGTTCTCTTTGTCCAGCATATCAAAGACATTATGAAAATTGCGAAATGTGTATGCTATAAATGTAGCAAGTTGCTCATCAATAAGAATCAGCACAAACATATTTTGGATTATCCTCTAGAAAAACGCTGGGATTATGTTGCTCCATTAGCAGCGAAAGTAAAGAGATGTGGTGAGGCCATCGACGACGGTTGTGGTTGTAAGCAACCCGACAAAGTAAAGCTCGACGGTTTCGAAAAGATTTTCGCTGAATGGGAAGGCATAAATGTCGAGCAACCGGATGGCACGAAGAAGCCCACAAAAGTAAATATGAGACTAACTCCTGAAATCCTATTGAAGATTTTCCGCCGTATCTCGGATGAAGATATTTCATTTATGGGATTTAGTCCAGTCTGGTCTAGACCGGAATGGATGATTTGCCAAGTATTGCCCGTCCCACCACCGGCTGTTCGTCCTTCAGTAAAATTGGATGCTCAACAAAGGTCAGAAGACGATTTGACACATATTTATGCAAATATAATTAAAACCAACAATGACCTTTTTGACAAATTGCAAAAACCCGATACGACAGCTGTTGTCATCGAAGGTCTGACGAGTGTTTTACAGTATTTCATTGCTATGATTGTGAATAATAAAATCAAGGGTGCTGTTCCGATGGCACAACGTTCTGGACGTCCTCTACAGTGTATTATGGGTCGGCTAAATTCGAAAAACGGTCGTATTCGTGGTAATCTGATGGGAAAACGTGTGGATTTTAGTGCTCGTTCGGTCATTACTGGAGACCCCAATTTGTCAGTTCAACAATTGGGTGTTCCTTTAAAGATAGCGAAAAATATAACAAAACCTGTTATTGTAAATGACCGTAACCGTGATTTCCTGATGCAACTTGTTCAGAATGGACCTGATATTCATCCTGGTGCGAAGATTGTTGAAAGAAAGAACGGTGAATCGATTTCTTTGAGATATGCAGACGTGAAATCCATTCGACTAGAGAATGGAGACACTGTTCATAGACATATTATGGATGGAGATGCTGTATTGTTCAATCGACAACCGTCCCTTCATAGAATGTCTATGATGTGCCATATCGTAAAAATCATGAAACAAGGCGACTCATTTAGGTTTAACGTTGCATGTACAAAACCTTACAATGCCGATCAAAAATTTTAACCATCAAGGTCGGCAACAGGAGGCGTGAAAAACGTGTTACCTCCTAGTGAATAATTTCAATAAATACTTTAAGGCAACTCATATAAAGAGTTATATATATGATATATAGATGGTGGGAGATACAAAACTAGTAATAAAAAAGTGTTCAAGTTGTGGTTCAGAAAAAGAAGCAGATAAATTTATCAAACAACGTAATATATGTAAGATGTGTTCTAATGCTAGAAGAAAAGAACTATATCATACACCTGTTACGGAATTAGAAAGAAAATGCACTTATTGTGATAACACTAAACCAATTATTAGTTTCTTAAAAAATCGTTGTATTTGTAAAGATTGTAATAATGAGAAGCGTAGAGAAAAGTATGATAATGATGAAGAACATCGTCAAAAACTTATTCAAACCGCAACTTTGTTTATACCAGTGAAGATTTAAAATGGGACGCCCCTATGGGGCGTCATTTCAAATCGTTACTGATATCTGACCCTTGGAGAATTAAAATGTCCCATTTTAATTCTTCAAGGGTTTAAACAATTAAAAGCAGAAGAACGACGAAAAAAGAAAGAGGAAGAAATTGGTATAGATAACAAGAAGTGTAGCAAGTGTAACACCATTAAACCAATGAATAATTTTCGTCATAATCGATTGAAATGTAAAATATGTGAAAGAGATGAACCTCTAGAGAAATTGAAACGTTCTATAAGACGTCGAATCTGGGATGCGCTTGACTGTAAAAAGGAAAAGCATACTATCGAGTATCTAGGGTGTGATTCAAAAACATATTTACAATGGATATTAAGTTATAATCCAGATTATACTATTGAAAATAGAGGTATATGGCATATTGACCATATTATACCTTTATCTCATTTCAATTTAGAAAATCCTGACGAACAACTCATTGCGTTTAATTGGCGAAACACTATGCCTTTGTCTGCTAAAGAAAATCTAGCAAAAAATAACCGTATTCTGGTATCACAAATAGAAGAACATTATAACCACCTTTTAGAATATCATAAAGAACATAATATAGAATTGCCTCAAGTATTTATTGAATTATTTGCAAAACATCTTGTTGCGGGAATCCCCTTAGAGCCCTAACTACCACTCGTTTATTGAAAAATTTGCGAGGAACTCGGTTAATAGCCGAACCCAATGGTAATAATGTTAGGGATTGGGCAATCCGCAGTGTTACTTCCTAATGTCGTTATGGTAGGCTATGGAAGGCACTCAGAGACTGAACGGATGTTGGTGGACGATGAAGGATTAGCCATCCCGAGTCTGCTTAAGATACAGTCCGGCCCCTTGGGAAACCTTGGGGAGCCACCGTTTGATGGCGACGAAATGAACGCGCATTTTCCCCAAAATGTATTAGCAGAAACAGAGTTGCGACACTTAGCAGCAATTCCCTACCAGGTATTAACACCCGTAGGACCAGGCCCATTAGTGGGTATTTATCAGGACTCTTTATTGGGTTCTTATCGTTTCACAAGACCCAATGTAAAGCTTACACCGAGAGAAGCAATGAACCTTTTGATGATGTTTCCCAGAGTGGATGTCAAAAAGTTATTAGCAAATAAGGACCATCTTTCCAGTTTCGATATATTATCACAAATTATGCCAGAGCTCACTTTGAAATACAAGAAGGACGAGAACACGATGGAAATCAGAAACGGCCAATATGTCAGTGGTCAATTGGAAAAGGCGATGTTGGGGGCATCAACAAAGGGTATCATCCACAGAATTTACAATGATTTCGGACCTTTTGCAGCGACCAATTTCATCGATGACTTACAGAACGTTGTTACAGAATATATGAAAACAAGTTCTTTCAGTGTAGGTATCAGCGATTTAATAGCAAATAAGGCCACACAGGAAAAAATCATGCAGATTATTTCGGACAAAAAAACAGAGGTTCAATCAGAACTAGACAAACTCCATCTGGGTATTTTCGAGAATGAGACTTCAAATTCGAATATGATGCAGTTCGAGATGGTTGTTAATAATATCCTGAATAAAGCAACTGAACTCTCGGGTAAAGAGGGTCGCAAAAGTCTTAGCAAGGATAACCGTTTCCTAATGATTGTAGAATCTGGTTCGAAAGGGTCTCTTGTGAATATTTCTCAGATGATTTCTTGTTTAGGACAAACCAATGTAGATGGCAAGCGAATTACATATGGTTTCGAAGACAGAACATTACCTCATTTCAAGAAGTTCGACGATTCGCCTGGTGCTCGCGGTTTCATTGAGAATTCTTATATTTCTGGATTAACTGCTCCTGAGTTATTCTTCCACGCAATGGGTGGTCGTATTGGTTTGATTGATACTGCAGTCAAGACCGCAAGCACAGGATATATCCAGCGAAGATTGATTAAGGGGCTAGAAGACCTCAAAGTAGAATATGACCTCACTGTCAGAAATAATCGCGGTAAAATCGTTCAATTTGCTTATGGAGACGATGGTATCGATTCAACAAAAGTAGAATCGCAAGGTGTTCCTATAGTAAGTATGAGTATCGAAGACATCTATCTCCATTTTGATATTGCAGGTGTAGCGGAGGATAGTCGTTCGGACATGACAGCGATTTATACTAAGGGGACAGTTACAAGACTTAAAAAGCAACGTGCCGAGACTGTCAAAAAGGTTGCTGAATATATTGAACGATTGATTGAAGTTCGCGATAATATTGTTGCGAATGTTTTCAAATATAAGGATGATGCTTCAGTAAAAGTCCCAGTTTCATTCCAACATTTGATGTCGAATTTACAAGGACAATTAGGATTAAATAGTCATTCAATGACAGATGTCACTCCATTAGAGGCATTCGAAATGGTAGAAGCAACATTTAAGCGTATTCAACAGCTTCATTTTGCTCCTCCTACTAAATTGTTCGAGACACTCTATTATTTCTATTTGACACCTCGCGAATTGTTAGTGCATAAACGGTTTCACCGCAAGGGATTAGAACTACTTTTAGATACGGTTGTTTTGAAATATAAACAGGCAATTGTCCATCCAGGAGAAATGGTTGGTGTTATTGCAGGTCAGTCCATTGGCGAACCCACTACACAACTGACATTGAACACTTTCCACTTAGCTGGTGTTTCTTCCAAATCAAACGTCACCAGAGGAGTTCCTCGTATTGAGGAAATTTTAAGACTTACAGATAATCCAAAGAAACCTGCTATGACAATTCATTTGAAGGCGATAGATGAAGCCGACAAGGACCGTGCATCTATCTATGCAAATATGTTGGAGCATACTGTCTTAAAGGATGTAGTGAAGACGGTTCAGATATGTTTCGATCCTTTAGAACGTTCTACCTTTATCGATACAGACAAAAGAATTATCGAATCATTCTACGCTTTTGAAGATATTATACACGAATGTAATGGAGAAGACCAAACCGACCAAACAAACAAATCGAAATGGATTGTCCGAATGGAATTGGATGCCGAAGCCCTATTGGACCGCAATATCACGATGGACGATGTGCATTTTGCAATCAAACACACCAATCCGGATGTCCAATGTATTTATTCGGATTACAATGACGAACAATTAGTCTTTAGAATAAGAACCAATGGAGATATGTTCAAGAAGAAGAAGGGCGCTATTCAAAGTTTGGACCAGAGTGACGAAATCTATATGCTTCGTAATTTCCAAGACAGTCTCTTAAATAATATAGTGCTACGTGGTGTCCAAGGTATTGAAAATGTCATTCCACGCAAACTCCAAAATATGGTTGCCAAAGAGGATGGAAAGTATGTCAAAAAGGATACTTGGGTGTTGGATACCACTGGCACGAATATGTTGGATATATTAGGAACAGATTACATTGATTATGAGAGGACTTATAGCAATGATATTGGCGAGATGTTTGATGTATTAGGGATAGAAGCCGCTCGCCAGATTATATTCAATGAATTTTCAGAAGTCATGGAATTTAGTGATGTAGCGATTAATTATCATCATCTAAGTCTTCTTTGTGACAGAATGACAGTAACCAAAGGAATGGTGGCGATTTTCCGCTCTGGACTACATAATGATAATATCGGACCTATTGCCAAAGCCACTTTCGAAGTTCATACAGAAATATTGCTACAAGCAGCAAGACATGCGGATTTCGATGAGATGCGAGGTGTATCAGCAAATGTCATGTGTGGTCAGTTTGGTTATTATGGAACGGGTGCTTTCAATGTCATATTGGATATGAAAGAATTGGCGAAAGTGGAAGCACAGGAAGCGACGATTAAGAACGATGACCGTGATATCGAATCTATGTTTGGTCATAAAGAAGAAACTGGATGTCCTTCATCGAAATTAGTCATACAGAATAATATTACGGCTATTCATCAAGAAAATGAAGGTGTTTGTCAAGACCAATATGATATGGGGTTCTAATGGTCTTTATGAATAATAAAAAAATAAATCATATAAATAATTTATTTTTTTGTAATAGTACTATAATGGGTGGTGGTGAATCTAGTTATAATTATCGTCATCGTCCTTCTCCTCCTCCTCCGCCTTCAAGTCCTATTCCGAACTTTCCATATCCAGATTTTATAAATAATTATTTAACATACCAATATAGTTGGCTTAAAATAAGCACAACGGCTCATGGTTCATCTAATCCTGTTCCTTTAGAGCAACCTCCGCCATTACCTGTTATAGATACAAACACACCACCTGAATTAGTTGATGAAACGACCTCTTCTCAAACGACACCGCCAATAACATCCCCTCCACCTCCACCTACACCTACTATGACCTTACAACCTGCTTATAGTAATCCGACATTGGCTCCTAAGTCGGTAGTAGGTTCTTTTGGGCACTCGAGAGTAGGGTCTCTTTGGAATAATAATATCAATATAGGACCGTTGAATATCCCCCCCAATGTTCCAGCTATGTGGCGTGCCGCGATTGAAGCTATGCAGTTTGTTGATGGACTAGGAGCTATTACAACATCAGCACACATATATACTCTTTATGACAATTTGCAAAAAAAAATATCTCAACTTGTTCTCTCGAATAGTTCAGGTGAAACTATAATGTCAGGACTAATTTATTTTTGCACGGTAATAACAACTGCTTTTAAACCATTTAATGAAAATGTCTCTTATAATTATTTGAATGGGACTTATCCTGGAGTTTTTACGGATGCCAATGTATATAGAAAGTTTTGTATGATAAATTATTTTTCCATTCATGCAAAACACTATTTTGATTTAATTCCTGCAAGAAATCAATATTTACCAACAGAGCAACCGGTTGTCATTTATGCAATTCATTCACTATTAAATACAGTCGTAGAGCAATTACAGAAATAAAATATTCATTTATTATAAGATGAAATATTTGGGTATCATTATTCTATGCTTACTTATCCTTTTTACGTTATATATTAATACCATTATAATAGAAGGGTCAGATACAGGACCGAATTTGCCTTCAGGTGGAAATCAGGGTTCTATTAAAGATATAGATGATATGAGAACATTCTTAGAACAAATGTATATGATTTGTCTATTAAATCCAAATGATCAAACAAATAAAATCCAAAATACAAATGGATACAAGATAAGTCTTTTAGGGACCTATTTATGGCCTTTATTAGCACCTTATACAGAATGGACATTAGATGATCTTAGCCCTTTATTTGGAACGCCTACTAATCCTACATCTGTTACACAGGGTTCTGCCGCTCAATCAAATGGTCAAAAACCAAAAGTTCCTATCATTGCCAGTGATGATGATTATACGAAATTTTTAGAACTAGCTATATTAGGAAAAATAATTACACCTTATTCGACTGATAATTATAACAATGGGTATTCTGTAGTTGTTTGGTCAAAGGATATTAATGGAAATGTCACTGATTTTATGGACAACACAAGGGGCTGGGTTCCATATCACGATTATTGGGGAGCTCCTTATTATTTCGTAAATACATATCTACATGATATAACTATGCTACTAGCACATTTCCATGGACAAACTACTTCTAATAATAAATCTTGGCCAGGAGATTCGCAATTTACCGAAGTTTATCCGAAATAAATAAACACTAATGAAAAACGTATAAAAAATAAATCATTACACATATAATGAATTATTTTATTATAATTTTAGGAGTAGGATTAGCGAGTGCTTTCAGACCTATCCAACCGGATAGACCATTATTTTCAAGGCATCTTATGAAAAATACTCCATATGGTTCTCTGGAAAATATGCCATTATCTGATTTATACAAACAATTAGATACAGATACTATTCAAAACATATATCTTTCCAATGACTTGAAAGATATTTATGTCAAACAGAATGATATTACTCAAGTAGTTCATTCAAATCCCATTTTAACAGATAATTTATTAGATATTGTCATAAAGAATAATATTCCAACATCGGTTTTAGAACCGGTTAATAATTATTTTGAAATTGGGGGTCATATTCTGACAGGAATCATGAATATTGCCTTTGTGACTATTTCGATTTCCATCATTTACAATTTATTTGGATTGTTATTTCTTGGTTCTAAAAATAATCAAAATGGGGGACCTATGGGAGGTCCGTTTCCTTTTTCTAAACCGAAAGATATAGTAGATAAATCTTCTGTTTCTGTTCGATTATCCGATTGGGCTGGAAGTCCAGAAGTCTTTGAAGAATGTTTTGAAATTGTCAGTTATATTCAAAATGCATCTATTTACGAAGCCGCCGGAGCAACTATCCCAAAAGGAATATTATTGGATGGTCCTCCTGGAACTGGGAAAACACTTTTAGCAAAAGCTATTGCAGGAGAAACAAACGCAACTTTTATTTCCATGTCTGGAAGTGAATTCGTGGAATTATATGTAGGAATGGGAGCTGTAAAAGTCCGACAACTATTCCAACAAGCTCGTGAATCTGCGCCTTCTATTATTTTTATTGATGAAATCGATGCTGTAGGAAAAAAGAGGAGTGTTGCTAATGCACCCAATTCGAATGATGAAAGAGAACAAACTCTTAATCAAATATTGTCGGAAATGGACGGATTTCAACCGAATAAAGGCGTTATTGTCATTGCGGCTACAAATAGACGTGATATTTTAGATGATGCACTCTTACGACCTGGTCGTTTTGACAGATTAGTATATGTTCCTTTACCTGATAGGAGTAGTCGTTCGGCTATTTTATCTTTATATTTGAAGAACAAAACCGTATCTGATGATATCTGTATCGACGAACTCGCAGAAGGAACAGCTGGGTTCTCGGGGGCTCAAATAAAAAACTTTTTGAATGAGGCGGCGATATTTGCTGCGAGAAGTGGCTCTACGATTGTCACAAAGAAGAATTTGGATGATGCTCTCGAAAAGATCATCGTTGGGATTACGAAGAAGGTTGATTCACGTTCTTTGGTTGCTCGAACAAGAGTTGCCATTCATGAATTAGGACATGCTATTTTAGCAGGAGTTTTTAAGGATGACTTTATATTGAAAAAGGTGTCTTTGAAATCGAGTTATTCGGGGATGGGTGGATATACTCTTTTTTCGGAATATCCTGAAATGCAAGATGCTGGATTATATACTCGAGAACATATGTTAAAAAGAATAACTGTGGCTATGGGAGGCAAAGCCGCAGAAACATTGGCATATGGTGCCGGAGAGGTCTCTGTAGGAGCATCCGAGGATTTGAAAGAGGCAAATAATCTAGCACGTCAAATGGTTGAACGATTTGGTATGGGTGGTTCAATACCCGCATTTTCTAGAGACCGTTCAGAATATTCTGAGGGAATACTTCAAACCATTGATAATGATGTATTAAGTATTATGAACTATTGTTTTACAGATGCTCAAAGAATTTTATTAGATCATAAAAATGCAAGTGATGTTTTATTGGTGCAATTATTACATGAAAATGTTCTCGATGGAGAAACTGTATTGAATGCTATTCATAAATAAGTGGTTTCATAAATAATATATTTATTTATGAAAAATGGGTTATACCGCGGTTTTCTCAAGATAGTCATAAAGAGATATTGTGGAAATTGGATTTGCGGTTCTCACCAATTCGGCCATATCTGCTGCTGAAACTGCCGGTTTAACAATCGTATATTCTGGTAAATAATTACTCGCCGAATCTGGTTCAGTAGGAACTCTTACAAAATAATATTTTGAAGAAGGGACTGTAGTTAATAAAACCCATGAGACTTCATCTAATAAATGTTTTATTTTTTTCTGATGAAAGAGAACCATAGGTAATTTGTAATGATCCGCGAGAACCCATAAATCAAGAGGTGTTAAGAAATAAGCTTCTGAAATGATTTCGATAAATAAATCGGTTTTCCTTTTTATAATATTATCCATACTATCGCGTTTGCCCTGTTTTCGAAGGATTTTGAGAACTTTTTCATAATGTCCTATATTCATATATCTAGTTCTCAATGTAGATTTGATTTCCTCTACTGTCAAAAAGGTTCCATGTATAGCATGATATACATGAATAATTGGATAATAACTACATTTAACGGTTTTATGTAAATCCATTTCGGTTGATTGTGCCGAGAAAAATGTCTTCCATTCCGATGTCGTTTTCTTTCCCGTTATAGGATGTGTTCCTTTTACACATTCTGCAGTTAGCCGGTTCTCAATATTTGTCATAGTAGTATCTTTTTTGACCATTCCTTGTTGTGTCGCTTGAGATACTTCATTACTATATTTCTGTGTGATAATCGGGTTGGCTGTCTCATATGTAATTAATGTATTTCCATGTTCATATGGCTCTAGACTTTTGAAATAATCAACTGTTAAAAGGGATTCTAACATAAGCATTTCAGTAGGATTTATTTTATAATCCGTATTTGTCAAATTCAAATACATTTTCGAATTCAACATAAAGAGTTGGATGCGTTTATATCTCCATAATTCGTCGGCCATTCTCTCAAAATAAATTCTCTTGTTTGGTTTTTTACTCAATAAATGAGTTTTTGGGAGAACTAATTGTTTTTGACCAGATGTTTGAATAGCACAGTATTTCTTTTCATCGGTATTTGTAAAACAATCACTAATTTCTCCCAAAGAAAATAAGGTGTCCTCGTCAAATTCTTTAAAAGTCACAAAGTCATCACATAATGTATGCAAAATAGTCTCTATCAAATCTACTGGGTTCTCCCCTTGTCTATTATTCTTCTCAATAATTGCCAGAATCTGTTGTTTATGACGAATATTAGAAGGGTCATTCAAAAGCATTCTTACAGTTGTCCTAAAGGCTCCATAGAATTGGGTTTCTAATTTTATCTTTTGGATAGCTTCTACTCTTTTAGGGTCTTCTTTTTTAGATTGAGCAAATACGCGGTCAGCAATTACATAGTTCTCATCTGTTATTGCCGGTATATCATCATCAATTACTTCTACGGGTTCAGAAATCATAACAAATTGGTTCGTTTCTGTTAAGATGCCAATGACTTGGCTATCCTCTACTATTTTGAATACAGGTCTTGTTTTAATATGCCCCCCTGTGCTTGCATAAATATTTTGTAAAAGTTCGACAGTATCTTTATAATTCAGCCATAGTTCTGGATCATCCATAAACATTTTGGGAAGTTCTTTTTTCGTTTTTCCTTCATCGGTAGTCGTTTCATATTCGGGTAATTGAGGGGATGGAGAACATGGCACATAAATTCCGCCCTTTTTATATTTCACCCATAATCCTACAACTTTTGCTTGATAATTCAAAATTTGAGCTTTTATGATAAACCCATGTTTTAATAAATCAATACGCAATTTTTCGGCGGATAAAGCAGTTTCAAATGTATATACTTTCGGTAATCCAGAATTAGGAGGTAAGCTCGATTTAGGAGCACAACTCGATTCAATCGATATCCTGATGATTTGAAGTATTTCTTGAATATGCGATTTCTTTTCTGTGAATGTTTTCTGAATTGTAGGAGGTTCTTTTATTTCCGACACTTTCGTTTGAAAAAGATACACCGGTTCGAAATATTCATCATGTTTAATCAGAATGACCGTTTCTTTTCTAACATCAAAGAGAACTGGTGAATAGACTGATGTAGGACATAATAGTTCAATATCATCTGTCATATCCACATTACGAATTTTCAAAATGGCCAAGTTCAATCCATTTGTAAAGAGAGCTGGATTAGGAGAACAGACAATGTCCCAAAGATAAGTATGGTCGATATAGGAATCCGGGTTTGTCATAAAGGAAATAAATGCCTCGTATGATGCAATGGTATCGTAGATGAAATCTGATTGGATTTCGTCGCTTAGGTCCAGATTTTCCATAAATTTCGAATTTCCTTCATATTTTTTAGGATTGATATCGTCTTGAACATATGTTTTAGGACGAAAAATAGATGCTAGAGAACCATTATGGTATGTCAAAAAGAGGTCAATTGTAACTGCTCCTGAAATGATTTTACACATATCTTCGATAGAGGGAACATTCGGTTTTTTTGTTTTATACGCATAAACATCAGCAATACACGCTATGAATGATTTTTTAGCAGAGTTCTCAACACCATATCTCAAAAGTGTTTGAACAGGTTTGTCATCTCTCAGATTTTTATTGTTATTTGGATTGACAACGGTGGAATTGTCTGTTTGAAGGAAATATTGGACGGAAATAGGAAGAAATCCCCATCGATGTTGTGGAATAGGATATCTGCGAATATCAATAATGTAATTTTCTTGTTTGGCGGTTATCTTTTTCGGTTTTCTTTTAGGAGTATTTTCTGTTCCATGTTCTCCAGATATTTGGCATTCTTTTCTACGATCGACTTGAGATTTTGAATCCCAATCTTTTTTGAAACAACATGGCATACATAATCCTTTAGGATGAAGAGAACCTTCCAAAAATCCAGGCGAGTTCTCGAAATAATTACCATGTTTATCTCGATGTTGTTTAGAGTTATTGAATTCATAAACATAATGTCCGGGTTTGACGGCTTTAGCACCAGGTTCGAGAACTTTTCCGCATTTTTTCCCTTCTAATGCGTCTTTTTCAGAAATGGGCGAATTTGTTTTAAGACACCAATAACGAGGACAAATATAAAAATTTTTATTATCGGGGTCTGTTCCGTATTCTAAAGCATGACTATACGATTTCGAACCATTTTTGTCATCTTCTTTATCTATTTTTTCTTTTTCTTCAGGTGTCAAAATAATAGGTTGTCTTTGAGAACTTGCTTGACATATTTTGGAATATGCGCTATATTTTCCATCGTCTTCTGAAAGAAAAAGTGTAGGTTCTCTCTTTTTTAATTTTCCTAAAAATAAATTATTATTACCTTCTTTTAACAACATTCCGTCCAATTTCGAACCTCCAAAATACATTAATCCATTCGAGGATCCTTCGGATGATTCCGATGAACGTTTTTGTCTTTCATTTGGTTTTTCTTCCGCGTTTTCATCCTCTTCTTCCTTTTCAATAGTAATATTTTCGGCTTCCATGTTCTCCATTTCATCTTGTCCTAAAGAAGTTAATTTGTCATCTTCTTCAACAACATCTTCCAAAGATGAAAGAGAAGGAGAACCAGATGGTTCCTTTATGACATCTTGCTCTTCATATTCTAACACATCTGGAATTACTTCTGCATTTTCAAATTCATTCAAATCGCCAAATGCTGAGACGAGTGGTTCATCGGTTTCTTCTGGTATATCATAAAAAAGTGGATTTTCCTCTTCCTCCATATAGGTGGTTTCCAGGTTCGGTTTAGAAACTATACCTGTCATAACATTATCGAATTTAACAACTTCTTTCTCGGTCGTTTCTTTAGAACAAATCTTCGAAATTTTATTTGCGGAAATACCGGCTGATTTCGGGTCTTGAGTTATTATCATTAATGATTTAAAATAAATCGAAAACACTTGTAAATATTCAATATAAATATCAGCAATACTACTATCTAAATCGAGAGAACATAAAAGAACATCATCATATGGTTCGATTTTCATAGATACTATAAATCCCGGACTATCCGATATTTTCATAGAAGTCTTTACAAATCTCCCTTGTTGTTGTTCATGATCTCTTAGAAATTGTGCTAATCTTAGTGCTCCCTGTTGAAGCGGTATTTCGTATTTTTGCGAAATCAAAGTAACGATTTCTTCTCTAGGATGATGAAATAACCCAGCAATAAATGCATCTTCTTCGTTCATTGCACTATAGTTCTCCACTCTTTTGAATCTTAAATCGGCACCTTTATGAATATCGGATTCCACAATATCAAAAACGGATTGAAAACATTTTTTGTAGGATTTCAAATCAATATCTTTTTGAATACGCATTCTGTAAATAAAATGCAGGTATTCTATTTCGACATAATCTTTATCCAATGTTGAGAACCTTTTCAATTCATAACCATTTTTTTTAAGAAAATCATTCATATGGTCAATAACAGGATTGACGATTTCGTCTATGGTTCGATTAAGTTCATCTACAGATAATGCTTCTTTGAAGTTGTTTCCAGAAATACTAATATCCCCATTTGTAAGAATATGAATATAGAAATCCCCCCGGTCGCTTTCTACTGAAAAAGAAATCTGTCGCCCTTTTCCGGTTTCTTTTGCCAATTTAATAATGGTTTTTGCTGGTAGAAACGGTATTTTTGTGCCATATTTTGTCACTGCCTGACTATATAATCTATAAATGTTCTCACGTCTAGGTCCAGGATTATATTTAATAAAAGGAATGGACTTCGTTGCATGCACATTTTTGAAAATGACATCTAAAGGTAGGATATGTTTGAAATCCGGATGAAGAACAATCGAAAAAACGTCTATTCCAGTAGTCAAAAAAGGTATTTCAGCCGTATGTTCTCGATAAATGTCATAAAGAATATCTATGGTATCACTTGAGGCTGGGATAGTCTTTTTCGTTGCGGTTAAAAGACTTCTTCGATTAGATATCAGAGTTTCTTGGTCGTAAATATCTTCTTTGGCAAGAAGAGGGAAATAGATTTCAGTTGCCCATTTAGGGTCAATAGTATTTTCTGAACAATAATCGAGAACATCTGAAGCCAAACAGACATAAATCGTATCATCTACGAAATGGGCACCATGATTATTTAAAAGCAATTGGTTCTCAAATGTTTCTAATGGATTAGAGGATTGTTGTATCCATGTATTTTTTCCATTTATAGAAGGAAGAATATCATAAGGATTGGCAGAAAAGAGTTCATTATGATTTGTGCGAAATCTTTTGCCGATACTTATTTTATAAAGTTTAGATTCATCTTTGAGAACTTCATCTAATTCAAGAAGGTCTTCGGAGGTGTATTTCGATTTTTCTGTAGAAAGAGACGAAAGAATATCCGAAGTGGCTCCTAGATTGACTAATAATTGTTTATATTCATCGATGGTTAAAGAAGACCCAATATTTGTGAGAACCTTCTGTAAGTTCTCTTTTCGAATATGACTAAATAAATAGAGTTCATGATAGGAAACAGGTTCTCCTGATAAGGCTTTTAAAATCTTATGCTTTATGACAGAAATAGTATCATCGATATAAATGGCCGTTTTCTCTATTCTTACAGGAATGTTCTCTTGTTCAATGAACGCACTTTCTTTTTCATTGAATGGGTTTTCAGAGGCATTTTCTCTAGAGGTTCTCGAGAACACAATTATTTCTTTGACTGTGCCATTTTTTCCTAATAAACAGACTTTCATTGATTATAATAATGTATATATTATCATAATATTCTTTATTTACTATAAATCTACGCATCATAATAGGGATTATCGGTTATCTTCATCCCACAATATTCCTGTGGTGCTGATTTGTAATCTTTCGGTAAATACAATCCAGCTTCTTCTGCCTCATGTAATAAGAACTTGAAGTTCTCCCAGAATTCCGATTTATGACCAATCGATTTCGTAGCTACATGAGCCAATTCGTGAAGTGCCACAAAGGTAAGTGTATTTTCGTCGATTAAATCATCGTTATTTTCATTTTTCTTATTTAGACAAAAAGCTAATTTCTCTCCTTTGTTCTCACTATATGCAGTGTGTTCGCTTGTTGGTAATGTTTCCATAATTTTCTGTGGATTGAATCCGTCTTTTAATCTGAGAACATTGTCTTTATTCGGATATTTTTTATAAACGAATTCAACCAAAGTCTTGCATTTTTCTACGACACCGGCCAGTAAATTAGCTGCTCTATCCACTTCTTTGCGGTCGCGAACACAATATTTATTACCATCTACGGTTGAAATAACGCATTTTAAATCTATAGTGTCTTTATTTGCTAAATACATATATGCACCTACACATAATACACCTATTACAACTACTTGAATAAATAGGTCTTTCTTGTCCATTATAGAAATATATAATAACCGTCTTATTTTATTTATTCCCAAAAAGAAGCACTAACCTGTCATAAAGAATTGATATGATAATGAACGCTGAATAACTTGTCATAATATTCCTTTATGACAATTTATATTTTCAATATATGCAGTTCTTAACGACCACCACAGCCAACTTCCAAAGGAACACGGCCAAGGTCTGGCTCGATGGTGCTCTGGTTCCATGGTCCAACAGCAGACTTAGGGATGATCGGGTCAGAACGTTCCTGTAGATTGGCGTTTCTCAATGTCTGGCCAATGGTGTCAAGACCAATGTGATAGCCAGCCTGAAGAAGATCAGGAGCAGCAATGTTGCCCTGAGCAACAGGGTTCAAAGCAGCCCATTGGCTGTTCTGGTCATGAGGAAGCAAGTCTTGAGGAGAGGCAACAGAGCCGGCAACATATCCTGCTTGCGGAGGAACAGAAGCGGTTGCGGGAACAGCGGGTTTAGTAGCAGCGGCAGTGGTAGCAGCGGCAGTGGTAGCT